GTATATCCCGAAAGGTCAACCGGCGTGTCGTCCGCCTGCTTCCAGGTGATGACGAGGCGGAACGTCGCCCCTTGCTCCGCATTGATGTTGTAAGCGCCTGCCACGGGAGTGGTATCGACTGGCGCCCGGGATCAACTCACTCTGACGATCCGGTGCTTCCTAAGGTCGAGCTCAGTCGACTCCTCGGTTTCAGTCACCGTAATTCGCCCGGGGGTTGCCGTCACCTCTGTCGCCTTCTTGGTGACGGTCACCAACGATCCCAGTGCGCCGCTCATGGCTAGAGCGGCCTGAACCTAAAGCCCGGAAGCTTCATCTCGTCCGCATCGGCGTCTACGCGGACCTCCGACTCAGCCAGGCTATCTAGGCGATCGCTCAGGGCGGTCACCTTCGACACGGAAGCATCCATCTCCTTGGCGATCTCAACCATGCGCTGAAGCGTCAGGACGTTGGTGATGTCCTCGAGCTTGGCCTTCAGCCCCTTGAGGTTTCCCTTGATCAGGGCAACCATCTCGGACTCCGGCAGGTTGTTGGGGTTGGCGGCGAGCGCCAACGTGTCGTCCTCATCGTCGACCAGGCGGACGGGGCAGAGCATTCCGTTCTGGAACATGTCCTGGGAAGGCATCGCTGCAAGCTCCTGGTTGATCCTCCGCTCCTGCGGCGTGAGATGGATCTTCGTTCTCCCGCCGAAAAGCTGATCCGTGAGCTCACCCTTGGCGTTGAACTTCTTCAGGACGACTCGAGAGTTCGTAGGGTTCTCCCAGGTCTCCATCTCGACTTCGCTCATATCCGTCCTTTCGCATCCAGCCCAAGTGAGGGCTGATCCTTGTTCCCTTGCATCGGCGTTCACTCGATCGAGTTCTACCCGGACGCGAAAGAGGGGGCCGCCGAAGCGACCCCCTCGATCTTGGTCTAGCTACTCGCCAGGCGTGCTGGTGTAGGCCGGGATGCTGGTGTCGACGATGCGACGCAGCCGGCGGGGACGGTGGACGATGCCACCGAACTCGCGCTTGGCCATGTAGTGCCAGTACCAGGAGTCGTTCTCGACCCACTCCTTGGCCTGCATGCCGCCCCAGAAAGCGCACCGGCTGGCGTCCTTGGCGATAACGAACATCTCGTTCGCCGGGAAGAACGGAGTCTCGGAGTCGTCCTTGTAGTTCTTCAGGGTGATGATCTTGGCGCCACGGTAGGTGCCGAGAACTCCACGCTTCAGAACGTCCTCGTTCGTCTCCGGGATGAAACCGGTGTTGGTCTGGTTGGCGGTAAGCGTCTCCAGGATGTGGTCGGTCATGGTGGCACGACCGATGATCACGACGCCCGAGAAGTCCCGGGTCTCGTCACGAACCTCGCGCAGGGCGGTGTTCAGGGACGTGAGGCTGAAGCCAGCCTGGGAGATGTACTGGTCAGCTCCGCTCGGGACAGCGGCCTGCAGCAGACGCAGGAACCGAAGGTTGATCTCCGCATCCATCCGCTGGATACCGAGGTCGACGAGCGCCGCCTGGGTCTCAGCGAAGTTGGTGCGGATCTTGTCCTCCATCTCGCCGACGTGGAACCCGATGATGTCCCGCGGCAGCTCGATGACGTCAGCACGGAGCGTGCTCTGCTCGATGTAGGCGCCACGAGCAACCCAGAAGGCCTTGAGGCCCCGGACTTCCTTGATGAAGACCCGGCCGTCGAACGGAGCGTTCTCGACCGTAGTCATCAGGTTCAGAAGGTTCTCGTGCTCGAACCCACGGTAGATGGTGTTGGTGATGGCTGCTGCCGCCTCATACCGCCACTTGGGGTTGTCCCAGTTCTCCTTGGCGATCTGGTTCAGGCGCTCAACCTTGGCCTTGATCTCGTCTCGCTCGGAGCCGGAGCGGCCGTATGCGTCGATCATGAACGAGTTGGACACGGTTCCCCTCCCTCCTTAGAAGACGAACTCGGCCTCGACCTCACCGCGGTCGTAATCGACCGCCGTGACGACGAGCCATGCTTCGGATGCGTCAGTGGTCTTCGCCCAGTAGCCGTCGGTGTCGTTGCCGGTACCTGGGGTCAGGTAGTCGCCAACAACGACGGCCGGGGTAGCTCCAAGCTCGGCCACCATGGTGCGGCCCGTGTAGGTCCGCGTGTTGAGGAACGTAAGGTCGTTCGTGTTGCGGAAAGCGACCTTGATCTTCTCGCCGTGAACAACCTGAACGGCTGCGCCGTGAGGTGCGTGGGCCAGGTCGCTGTAGGTGGTGTACAGCGGGTCCCGGTCAGCGAACGCCTCATCGTTCTTGAACTCGTGGATGAGGATTCCCATCTGGCCCTTCTTGGGAGCCGTAGCACCCGTGGCGAGAATGACCTTCTGCATGTTGAGGTCGCTGGGATCCGCAGAGGTGTCGACCTTGACCGGTGCGCCGATCAGTAGCTTGTCGCCGCTAGTCGGGGTGTGGAAGCGCCCGCTGCGCTGCTCAGCCCGAGGCGAGACCCGGAACTCGAAGTTGCGGTGGAACGTGGACATTTCTCAGATCACCCCCTAACGGACGGTGCGGACGTCGACGCCGCGGAAACGAAGCTCCGCAACATCGAGGATCGGGTTGGATGCGGATGCGGATGCGGTCTCGCGGCTGGGCGTCATGGCCGTCTCAGCCGGGATCTCGGCGCCAGCGCTCTCGGCGGAAAGCGCCTTGTAGTCCTCGAGTAGGGCGACGAATGCCTCCTCGGAGAGGGCAGCCCAACGCTCCGACTGGCTCTCGACGTACTCGGCGGGGAAGTTGGCGACCTCTAGGACCCGAGCGGACCTCTCGCCCTTGAGGCGAGCGATCTCCTCGGCCTTCTGGGCAGCCTCGGCTTCCGCAGCTAGCCAGGCCAGAACGGCGTCGCGCTCGGCCTTCACGTTGGTTGCCTCGAGAACAGCGGCGTCAAGCTGCTTCTGCAGCTCGTCGAGCTTGACTTCGAACTCTGCCTTGACCGCAGCCACCTTGGCGTCGATCTCGGTCGACTGCTGAGCAGACTCAAGCTCGCTAACCTTGGCCTCGAGGGCGGCGTTTCGCTCCTGTAGCGAGCGAACCTCCTCTTCGGTCACAGAACCTCCCTGAACAGGTGTGGTGGCTGATGCCGTTTCGGCAGAGGTGCACCAAGAACACGCCGCCTCGTCATGGGCGGCGTCTTCGGGCTTCATCGCCAGAAGAAGGTCGTGCAGCTCCTTAAGCATCTCGGTCGAGTGCTTCGTCCAAGCGCTTAAGGAAATGAAATCTGGCTAGCGCCGGAGCGCTTTCAGCGCCCCTCTGCCGTTACCAGAAGGGAGTGCATGAGGCTTTCCCATAGGTGGGCATCCAGATGGGGCGCCTCTCGCTTGACGCCCTCGTAGATGTCTTCTGCCGCTTCAGCGTGGTTCGCCACAAGCTTGTGGATCTCGGCGTTAGACCATCCGGGCTGAACGGGCGGCAGAAGGATGGCCCCAGCCGTGAAGTGGGGCTTGATCAGCTTCTTGTCGCTCGTAGAAGCCCTCAGGTGCTCGCAGTACTTCTCCGACTGACGACCGTCGTAGGCGAACTCGGCTCCGCATCCACTTGGCCCAGCACAAGCGATCTGCTGCGGGACGCACTCCATCGAGTAGAAGAGGTGGCCCATCTTGTGGGCGGCCTCGACGGCTCGGAACTCCTCCGGGAAGTAGTGCTTCCAGAAGACTCCTAGGGCATCGATGAAGGGATTCTGCGGTGCAGCAGCGGCCTGCCCGGAGTCGTAGCCGCACGCCGAGCACCTTCCGTCCTTCATCTCCTCACCGCACTTGGGACAGTCATGTGCCGCCTGCTGTGTCGGGTAGACCATCTCCGTAGCGACGTACGCCCCCACGATCCGGTGAGGATGGTGGTTGAGGTTCATCGGAGCATGAGTGATCGTCGGGCGCTGCGCCTGGAGTTCCTCGAGGGGAAAGAGCTGGCGGTTGGAGTTCGGGCGGTCGGCCTCGACGTACCTTCCGAGGATCCACCGATGCGCCGGGTTCTTGAGAATGAACTTCTCCGCCCAGGCGAGTTCACGGTCCTCGTCAAGGACGAAGGCCTGCGCACCCAGGTAGAAGCCTCGTCGACCTTCGATCCAAACGCTCACGACGTACTTCTTCGGCTAGTCGTCGTCAGATTTGTTTCGCGGGTCCCGCGGCTCCTGACCCTGACCGGTCCCAGGAGCAGCACCTCCGCCGTTCTTGGTCCCTCCACCCCGGCGTCCGGCCCTCCTCGAGTCCGAGGGGGTGGACGTTGGAGCCGGCGCCCCAGGGACGACCGTCTCGAAGATGTCGTCGTAGCGGTCCTTCTCCAGCTGGCGCCGTCGCGCCTCAGTGCTCTGGCTGAAGTCAGCCTCCTCCAAGATGGTCTCTCGGGACAGGTCTCCCCTGTCGCGGAGGTCCAAGATGAAGTTGACGTATGCCGGATCGAGATCCAGAGCCACTCGCTTCGGGTGGAAGCGAAGCTTGGGCAAGGATGTCAGCTCCGGGTTCCGCTCGAAGGTCGGCAGCAGGATCCGACGCTCCCAGGTCCGGCGCATCATGTGACGACGACTCTCTAGGCCTCTGGCAACGACCCGGGCTAGTTTGATCGAGTCGTCGCCTCGGGCACCGGCCGAGAAGTTGCCGGTCATGAACATCTGGTACAGGCGTGCAGCGATCCGGGCGTCGATCCCGTTGTGTCGAGCCGGATCGAGCGTCTTGTCGGTGGCGGGAGTCACGATATCGACCGACAGGCGGTGATCCCCCACGAGGACTGGGAGACGCGAGAGTGTCCGTACCTGCGTACGTAGCTGCTGTACCTCTCCTGGGCTCGCTGGAAGCTGGTCGGTGCCTCTCCGGATCAGGACGATGAAGTTCGTGCCACCGATGAGGTGCGCTCGCTCCATCGCTCGTAGTTGGTGCTTGAGGTCGAGAAGCTCGGAAACGGCCATCATGCGGACCTTCGCGAACCGCTCGTACTGCGAGCGAGTCTCCGTGTGACGGAAGACGTTCTCTGAGTTGAGGAGGTACAGGTTGTCTGCGGCGATACCCAGCTCACCGAATTCCTGCCGCTCGCTTGAGGTGGGTGTATACGGACCGACGATCAGCTGCTTGAACATCGGATCCTGGGCTTCGCCACGGATCACCCGATCGATGATGTCGGTTTCACCGAAGTCGGCGATGTAGGCGAGTTGCTCTCGGTTGAACCACATGTTGCCGACGGGGACGATCTTCAGCGGGTCCAGCAGCGTGACGCCCGCAGGGACAGCCAGGCGATTGAATACCTTCCGCTTCTTGTTCCCGCCGGCGGTTCGGCCTCGGACCTTGTACTCCTTGGTCTTCCACCAG